CACTCAGTGCAGAAGGAATTCTTTGAACGAGGTAATGCTGCAATGTTACAACGATATGATGGCAAACTACCTTGGAAGAATATATGAATATTATTATCCCCATGGCAGGACTTGGCTCTAGATTCTTCACAGAGCATTACAAACTACCAAAGCCTTTGATTGATATCAAAGGCAAACCTATGATTCAACGTGCGATTGAAACACTAGACCTTGATGGTCAGTATTTCTTTCTGTTGCGCCAATCTGAATACACGCAACAAACCATCGATGTAATTAAATCTGTAGTTCCTACAGCCAAATTTAAAATCATAGACTATCTTACAGAGGGTCCAGCATGTTCCGCTTTGCTCTTTGAATTAGATTTGTATCTAGATGATGAATTGGTCATTGCTAATTGCGACCAGATTATGTCTTGGAATTCGTCTATGTTCTTGCATAATGTTAGAATGTATGATGGCGCAGTTGTAACCTACCATAGTGATACCGAAAAGAACAGTTTTGCTAGACTCAATACAAAAGGGTTAGTGACTGAGATTCGCGAGAAAGAGGTTATCAGCAACGTATCACTAAATGGTATTCATTACTGGGGCAAAAGTTACAGATTCTTTGTTACAGCACGTGAAATGGTTGTTGCCAATGACCGCGCAGAAAATGGCGAGTTCTATATTGGTCCTACATATAATTATATGATTAAGAACAATTACAAAATTGGTATCTATCATATTCCAAATGAACAACACCACCCTGTTGGTGTTCCTGCTGACTTGGAGAGGTATTTGGCTTATTATGAAAGTAGACAAGATTAATAGAATGATGCGTGGTTGGTTCATTGGCAACTTTGAACCATCTCTATATAAGACAGACCAATTTGAAGTTGGCTATCTTACCCATAAGAAAGATGAAGTATGGAAGGCTCACTATCACGCATTGAGCACTGAGTACAACTACTTGATTAGAGGTAAGATGATTATCCAAGGTGTGGAATTAAACGCTGGAGATTTATTCGTCTTTGAGCCGGGAGAAATTGCAAATCCCGTATTCTTAGAAGATTGTGAATTGATAGTGGTTAAAACCCCGTCTATACCTTCTGACAAATATAATGTGGAGTAGTTATGGATTTATTCAGACCAGTAGAGTCTTTAGACCAAGAGAAATATTACCTAGCCTACTATGAAATGAGCAGCAAGACTACTTTGCGAGAAGCCGCATGGAATCTTGCTATTGGTCAAAGCGTAGGCAATCCTAATGTTCGTAATGAATGGGAAACTGAAGAACTTTTTGAAAACCATTCATGTATCATCGTTGGCGATGAGCAGCAATATCTAAACAGCAGTGAAGGATTAGTCTGCATTGCTTTTCCAGTAGCCAATACTGATTGGGAAACTGATGGCATCAGTCATCTCCTCTGTCAGTTGATGGGGGGTCATGTTGATATTGACGTAATTCAAAAGTGTCGTTTGGTTGACTTGGTTCTTCCATCTTCCGTAAAGAAGCATTTCTTAGGACCAAAGTTTGGTATCACCGGCATTCGCGAGTTTACGGGTCAACACAACAAACCAATCTTTGGTAGCATCGTCAAACCTAAGATTGGCATCACTCCAGAAGTATTGCTTGAGATGGTAAAGCAGATGGTTGACGGTGGTGCAGATTTCATTAAAGAAGATGAAATCATGAGCAATCCTGCTATCTGCCCATTAGATGTTCGAGTAGATATGATTGCTAACTATCTTGCTAAGCAGAGTCGCAAGGTAGTGTTCTGTCATACCATTAACTGTGACCCGCACATCCTTGCTGATAGAGTGAAGCGAGTTTATGACCTTGGCGGCAATGGTGTACACATTAACGTGTTCAGCGGTCTTGGTTCATACAACAGCATCCGTAAACTAGACCTACCCTTGTATCTGCACTACCAAAGCAGTGGAGCAAAGGTGTTTACTGACGTCAATCACCGATTCAGTATTGCTTGGTCTGTAATGTGTCAACTAGCCACCTTGATGGGTGTTGATACTATCCAAACCGGAATGATTGGCGGTTACAGCAACGACAATCCGGATGATATTTTAAAGTGCATGAGCATTCTTCGTGAAGGAAACACTCTTCCCGTATTAAGTTGCGGTATGCATCCTGGTTTAGTGAATCATGTCACTAATCTAGTTGGACCAGACTATCTTGCTAATGCGGGCGGCGCGGTTCATGGACATCCTGGTGGTACAGTAAATGGCGCCAAGGCAATGCGTCAAGCAATTGACTTTACACATAATGAAGAGTATAATTTAGCAATTAACAAGTGGGGATTAATTCAATGAAGTGGAAGCAAGATTTAGTTAAAGACATTCGTACCTTTTCAGCATATGATGACGCCGATTGGCCACCAAACTCTGAAAAATGCACTCTTGAGGCATACAATGCTGTCAATAGAATCACAACGTCTCCGTCTTACAAAGAAGTGACAACCTGCAACTACCTTACTGCTGAACAGCAAATTCGGTCTTTGAAGCAGTGCCGTGCTATTCTTGAAATTGGTATTAGCCGTAACGGTGAAGGCTCAATCACTCAAGCCTTTCTGAAGAACAAGCCTGATTCTGCCATCTATGTTGGTATTGATATTGATGACAAGTCATATCTTAACAACGTAGAAAAGAACATCTACACAATTCAAAATTCATCTTCTGACTATGAAGGTAATCTAAAAAAGATTCGTGAGTTTGGAGTTGACCAGTTTGACCTCATCTTTATTGATGGTTGGCACAGCGTTAATCAGGTACTTCTTGATTGGGAATACACCAACCTACTTTCTGATGATGGCATCGTAGGATTGCATGATATCAACTGGCATTTTGGACCAAAGGATTTTATTGCAGCAGTCAATACAAATCTTTGGAATGTAGAGCGTTTCTGCCCAGATGACTGGGGTGTTGGATTCTTGTCCAAAAAGAAGTAATGAAGACTGCGCTTCTATTAAGTGGACAGATTCGAAACGCAAAAGAATCTCACGCTAGCATACAAACACATCTGATAGAAAAATACCAAGCAGATGTGTTTGTATCAACTTGGAAGCCTGCCTCAAATATTGTCGGTGCAATCGGCTATGCAGTACAAGATGATTGTTCTATAGATGAAATCCTCCACCTATACAAACCAAAAGAAGTTTGTGTTGAGGATTTTAATAGCATACCAATCGTATCTGCAATACAAAATTTAACTTTACATAACAAGACTGCGTATGACGGCACGTTCATTGATGAAGTCAATTTTGCTAATTTGTTCTTTCAGTATTACAAAAGACTTCGTGGCATCAATCTAATCGCGCAATATCAGACAATCAATTCAACACAATATGATTGCGTCATAGTGAGTAGGTTTGATTTAACGTTTGACGATTTCCCGTATATTGAACCGCAACTAGGTGAAATTTACATTCCAGTTGGTCCATATCATGATAGCCCCATGTATCACTATGGAGGATTGCGAGATGTGATGGCTCTTGGTACAATAGATGCTATGATGAAATATTGCAATCTGTTTAACCATTTACCTAGATATTATGACACAGACTATGGATTGCATCCTGAGTCTATTCTGAGAACACACTTGGAACAAAACAATCTCAGAGTAAAACGATTTCCAATTTCATCAAGACTAAGAAATATTTCCGTGAGGTAACTATGAATCCGTGTATTGTATCATTTTTTATGGATAACATTGACCGCAAGACAGTAGACCTACAAGCAGCTGTTGTGCAGAAGTTTAACAAGAGCAAGGTGAAGCATTACCTAATCAAGGTTGACGCGCCTCACGGAGTTGCTATTGATTACTTTTGGGCAATGAATGGCTTGAAGCCACATACGCTAGAACCCTATGACATCAAGGCAACTTTAGACCATGACGTCATTTTGTTCCTAGACATTGATTGTATTCCTCTTCATGAAGATGCAATTGATACCTATCTTGAAGCAGCTGCTGCCGGAAAGATTATGGGCAATGCTCAACGGTCAAATCATATTGAAAACAATCAGCATGTCTTTGCTGCGCCATCAGCAGCCGCAATTTCGCGTGATACCTTTATTAAACTTGAACTGCCATCAGGGCTAGAAACCAAGCGCGGTGATGTTCTTGAAGAGTATACTTTTGCCGCCGAAAAGAATGGCATCCAAGTTGACCTTTCAATGCCATTACGTTATGATAGTCCTCCTAACCGTTACGATTGGGAAAAAGACCAACCGCCATACTGGGCACTTGCTGATGGCATGCCTGTATACGGAATGGGTACAACTTATGGCGTTAATGGCAAGGAATTGTTCTTCCATAATTTCCAGATTCGGATGGAGGGACAACAAGATAAGTTTCAGGCTAAATGCGAGTCTCTTCTATGAAAACAGCGTTGATAGTTTCAGGTCAAATTCGCGATGGCAAGAAGTGCTTTGATAGTATTAATGAGCACATCCTGAAGAAATATAATCCTGATGTGTTTGCACATACTTGGATACCAAACGAGAAAATGCTTGACCATCGAGGACAGCGTATTGAAGATGATGCGTCCATCGTAGATGTTATGAATATGTACAAACCAAAATCTTTTTTAGTTGAAGATTTTGAATCTCCAAATAATATTGCTGCATATAATGCATTAGCAAATATTTCTGATGATGCGCCGCATCGGATGGCATATGATGGCAGTCATGCTTGGGAATCTAAATTTGAAAATGTATATTTTATGTACTATTCTATCTTCAAAGCATGGATGCTTAAGCAACATTATGAACAAACTAACAAAGTCAAATATGATTATTTGATTCGTATCAGATTTGATGTTTCATATGATGAGTTTCCAATGTTTGTTTCCAAAGCAAACACTTTACAGATTCCACTAGGGCATTCTGCTAGAGGCGGCATCTCTGACTTGTTAGTCTGTGGAGAAGATTTGGTTATGGATAGATATTGTCAACTATTTACAAAAATATTTGACTATTTTAAGAATGGTGAGACGCTTCATCCTGAATCAATGTTTAAGCGTTATCTAGAGCAACAAAAAATTAATGTTGAAAGGTTTCCTCTCTCTTACTACTTGAGAGGGAATAGAATTGAGCAATATGAATAGGAGATATTATGGCTAATCGTAGTGATTTTCAACGTGCGGCACTTCCGCGACAAATCAAGAAGTTTCTGCTTGGCGGTAAGTTTAAGGATGCGCATGAGTATGGTTCAATGAAGCGATTGTTTATTGAAGCGCATAGCATCAACCGTAATGCGCGTAACCGTCGCACAACACTTCAACTAGAAACTTCTGACGCAGAAGGATGAACACTCTAGTTGAACTAAGGACTCTGTTTAAAGAGAACAGAGTTCCTGTAACAGAATATGGCGGTTGGTATTTAAAGTGTGGCAATGATTCTTGGGGCATAGTTGACGGAGAGTATTACAAGAACTACGTCAAGGTTGACAAGAGTTTTATCAAACAATATGTAATTGATAAGAAAATGCCCGCAAGAGTGAGAGCATTTAAGATTAATCCAAATAGGGGATATGAAGATGCCAGTGAGAGTAATTAAATCCGTAACCGGAGAAGAAATACTTGGTGATGTTGAAGAGATTCAAGGAGGCTATCTTGTCTCCAATCCTGTAATTGTTATGCTGCGCGGCATGCCGCAAGGTGGACAGATGGGGCTTGAGTTTGTTCCATACATTGCTTATGCAGCAATCAAGTCTGTAGAGTTTCCTACAGATAAGGTAATTCACGTTTTAGAAGTAGACGATTCAGTTAAAAACCAGTATAATACTATCTTTGGCGGCATTGTCGTGCCACCCAAGAATATTCTACTGGGGTAAAACTTGAACTTCTATACTAATGTAGCCCTCTCAGGTCGAAACATCCTCCTGAGAGGGATTGAGAATGGACAGCGCATTCGCAGGAAGGTGGAGTATCAACCCACTTTCTTTTTGCCGTCTAAAGAACCAACTGAATTTAAGACTCTGACAGGAGAGTACGTTGCTCCTGTTCAACCTGGCACTATTCCTGATTGCCGTGAGTTTGTTAACAAGTACAAAGATGTTGACAACTTTGCCATCTATGGCAACACCCGATACAAGTATGCCTTCATTGGTGAAGAGTATCCTGGTCTAATTGATTGGGATGTATCTAAGGTTCTTGTTGCGTATCTCGACATTGAGGTTGCATCTGATGATGGGTTTCCTGAACCTAAAGATGCTAACAAAGAAATCACCGCCATTACCATTAAACTTGGTAACAAGATTCATACCTTTGGTTGCGGTAAATACAATAACACGCAGAGTCATGTAAAGTACCATAAGTGCGCTGATGAGTATTCATTGCTCAGTCAGTTTATTGACCTATGGACTTTGTATTGCCCTGATGTTGTTACTGGTTGGAACGTCAATCTGTTTGACATCACTTACATCGTAAACCGTATCATCAACCTTATGGGCGAGAGTGAAGCAAAGAAACTCTCTCCATGGAATCAGGTTCATGCGCGGGAGACAACTATTCAAAATCGTACATTCCAAGTGTATGATATTGTTGGCGTGAGTGTACTTGACTATCTTGACTTGTACAAAAAGTATCCAATGCCCAAGTCGCAAGAGTCTTGGAAGTTGGACCATATCGCATTCATTGAACTTGGTGAGAACAAGTTAGACTACTCTGAGCACGGCTCTTTGTTCAGTCTATACAAGGAAGACTTTCAGAAGTTTATTGACTACAACATTCGTGACGTTGAACTTGTTGCTAAGTTGAATGACAAAGGTCGATTGATTGACCTTGCGTTGACTCTAGCCTATGTTGCTAAGGTAAACTACGATGACGTGTTTGCTCAAGTAACAATGTGGGATGCTATTACCTATAATCATATGCTTGAGAAGGGTATTGTTGTACCGCAACCAAGTGACAAGAGCAAGAAGGAACAGTATGCTGGCGCGTATGTTAAGGAACCTGTTCCTGGTGCATATGACTATGTTGCATCCTTTGACTTGAACTCTCTGTATCCGCATCTTATCATGCAATACAATATCTCTATGGAAACTCTAATCCAGCCTGACGCATATTCATTAGAGATGAAGGCTATTCGTCAGAGTGATATGACTGTTGATGAGTTGCTATGTAAAGGCGTGTACACTGACTTCCTAGTTGGACAGGATGCCACAATGGCGGCTAATGGTCAGTTCTTCAAGCGCGATAGAATGGGCATGATGCCTGAGATTATGGACTTGATGTATAAGGATAGAACCAAGTACAAGAACATGGCTCAGGATGCTAAAAAGAAGTTACAGACTGTTCTTAGCGATAAGAAGCAGGTTGAGTATCTTGAAAAGGAAGTCTCACGATACAACAATCTACAGTTGGCAATGAAGGTTACTCTGAACTCTGCTTATGGTGCGATGGGTAACAACTACTTCCGATTCTTTGACTTGCGTATTGCTGAAGCCATTACCTACTCTGGTCAGTTGTCCATTCGTTGGATTATGAACAAAGTCAATCAGTACATGAACAGTGTACTCAAGACAAACAAGGATTATATTGTTGCGTCTGATACTGACTCCATCTATATCCATCTTGGTCCACTGATTGATAAGGTTGGTATCACGGATAAGAAGAAAGCCATTGACTTTATGAACAAGGTCTGTGAAGAAAAGATTCAGCCATACATTGACAAGTCATTCCAAGAACTGGCTGAGTATCTGAATGCTTATGACCAAAAGATGTTCATGAAGCGCGAATCTCTTGCTGACAAGGCTATTTGGACTGCGAAGAAGAATTACCTGCTCAATGTTTGGGATGATGAGGGCGTTGTATATAAGGAGCCTAAGATTAAGATTGTTGGCATGGCTGCGGTCAAGTCATCAACTCCATCTGCTTGTCGCTCTAAGATTCGTGAAGCAATCAAGATTATGATTCAGCAAGATGAGGCAACAATGATTCAGTTTATTGATAAGTTTCGTAATGAATTTAAGACTCTGCCGCTTGAAGAGATATCATTCCCCCGTGGCGTGACAGGTCTTGCTGAATACTCTGATGGCTCTAACATCTACAAGAAAGGCACTCCAATCCATGTCAAAGCCTCGCTGACCCATAATCATTTCATCGATGCGATGCGCCTCAACAAGAAGTATCAACTCATCAAGGAAGGTGAGAAGATTAAGTTCATCTATCTGAAGGAACCTAATCCATTTAGAAATAATACACTTGCGTTCATGAATGAAATGCCAAAAGAGTTTAATGTCAAGATATACATAGATTATGACCTCCAGTTTGAGACATCTTTCCTAAAGCCGTTGCGTATCATCCTTGATGCGATTGGTTGGAAGACTGAGCAGGTCAATTCAATCGACGACTTTTTCGGGTAACAAAAATGGGATACTTAGCACTACTAGCAGGCTTGCTCCTTTCAGGAACTGCTGCATACTACTCTATTGTCGGCTTGATGGCAATCTTCCCCGGCTCAACTATTGCTATTGTTGCAATGGGAGCGAGTCTAGAGTTTGCCAAACTTGTCGTTGCATCATGGTTGTATCGTAATTGGAAAGCAGCCCCGCTGTTTTTGAAGAGCGTGTTTTGTACTGGTGTAGTGATTCTGATGTTCTTTACATCAATGGGCATCTTTGGATTCTTGTCCAAATCTCATCTTGAGCATGCCGCTAGTATGGGGGCTGATACATCTTATCAGATTGCTTCATATGAACAGCAGATTGGTTCCAAAGAGAAGACCATCAAGTTAATTGAGCGCCAGATTGATACTCTTGACAATTCAATGCTTAAGTATCTTGAACAGGGTAAAGTCTCTGCAGGATTACAGCAGCGTAATAAATTAAAAGCAGACCGAGGCGCACTTGAAAAGCAACGTCAAGTTGCTGAGTCTGAATTGATTAATTTGAATACTAAGATGAATGCGTTGAAGATTGATAATGCGAAACGTGAAGTTGAGGTTGGTCCACTTAAGTACATTGCTGAATTAATTTACGGTAGTGATGCCAAGAACCACTTTGATTCTGCTGTACGGGCAGTAATCATCCTCATTGTTGCCGTGTTTGACCCACTGGCTGTATTGTTATTGATTGCAGCCAATATGAGTTTTATGGGAACAAATACAAAGAAAAAGCCTTCTAAGAAGGTTGCCTCTACAAAGAAACCGAAGTATAATAACGATAACCTTTACACCGTCATGATGAATGACGAATTTGGTATACAGCACAAAAAGGATATACAATGAGTTTGCTTGAAAAGTTGAGAAAGAATACCACTATCAAGGATTCTGCCATCCTTGCTAAGTCAAAATTTTTTGATGCTAAGGATATGATTAAGACATCTGTCCCTGCTCTAAACGTAGCATTGTCAGGTGATATTGACGGAGGATTTACTCCTGGTCTTACCATGTGGGCTGGTCCGTCTAAGCACTTTAAGACAGCATTTAGTCTAATCATGGCAAAGGCTTATCAGGACAAGTATCCTGACTCTGTAGTTCTGTTCTATGACTCAGAGTTTGGTACTCCGCAGTCTTATTTTGATTCATTTGGTATTGACCGTGAGCGAGTAATTCATACTCCTCTTACTGACATTGAGCAGTTGAAGTTTGATATCATGAATCAGTTGAAAGGAATCAATCGTGGTGACCGTGTCATAATTGTTGTTGACTCTATTGGTAATCTTGCTTCTAAGAAAGAAGTTGATGATGCCGTTGACCAGAAGTCTACAACTGATATGTCTCGCGCCAAGCAGATTAAGTCGCTGTTCCGTATGGTAACACCGCACCTCAACCTGAAGGATATTCCTATGGTTGTCGTCAATCACATTTACATGACGCAGGAAATGTATTCTAAGCCTGTCGTGTCTGGTGGTACTGGTCCATATCTTTCAGCTGATAACATCTACATTCTTGGTCGTCAGCAAGAAAAAGATGGAACTGAACTTGTTGGTTACAACTTTATCATCAATGTCGAAAAGTCCCGTTGCGTCCGCGAAAAGTCTCGCATTCCAGTTACCGTAACCTATGAGAATGGTGTTAGCAAGTGGTCTGGTCTACTTGATATGGCTGTTGAATCTGGTCACGTTATCAAACCATCTATGGGTTGGTATGCGCGTGTCAATAAGGAAACTGGTGAGGTTGAACCTAAGAAGTATCGCATCAAGGATACAGATACCGCAGAGTTTTGGGAACCAATCCTTGAATCAGATTCTTTCAAGCAGTGGGTCAAGGACAACTATCGTTTTGGCGGCGGCGTGTCTGGTGATTTGACAAAGGAGTTCATAGATGATGAATCTGAAGACGATGATGAATGATTTAATTGCTAAACTGGAGTTTAGGCGCGCACGTCAGATTAAACTGGACAAAGACTATCAGTTTATGCTTGACATCAGTAACCCTACCGCATTTTCGGTTAGGGTTCTGAAGAAGAAGTTTGAAGGCGTTATCATTGAGTACACCGATATAGAATGGGGTGATGATGGAAGATTCCATTTTGATGCTAATGTAATTGCTAACCCCAATCTTAAGAATGTCGAATCTAGAGCATTCAAAACCTTTACTTCTGACATCATGCGCGGTATAATTACTGAGTCGGTTAGACACGCGGAGAAGATTATTAATGAAAACGGAACACTTGATTCTGTCGAGTCTATTGAAGAACGAACCGTTTATGCGGAAGACGATTCCGTATCTGAAGAGCGAGTATCTAAGCGAAAGTCATGAGAAGAAAGTTTTTGAAGAAATTCAAAACTTCGTAACTAAATACAATACTCTTCCATCTCCTGCGGCAGTACATCTTGCGCTGAAAGCCCGTACCGATGTGACTGAGCCAGAACTGAAGCGAGCAGTTGAATTGCTTGCTGAGGCATCCAAAGACAAATCAGAACATCGTTTGGAATGGCTAATTGACGAAACTGAAAAGTTCTGTCAAGAGAAGGCAGTCTACAATGCAATTATGGATTCTATTCAAATCCTTGACGGCAAAGATACTAACAAAGGCAAGGGCGCCATTCCAACTCTTTTGTCTGATGCCCTTGGGGTTAGTTTTGACCCTAATGTTGGGCATGACTACATTGATAACAGTGATTCCCGCTATGATTTCTATCATCGCGTTGAAAAGCGCATCCCGCTTGACTTGGAATATTTTAACGTCATTACAAAAGGCGGGTTTCCTCAGAAGACTCTAAATGTTGCGCTTGCCGGCACTGGTGTTGGTAAGTCAATGTTTATGTGCCATCTGTCGGCAAGTTGTTTGCTAAAGAACTACAATGTTCTCTACATTACTTTGGAAATGGCGGAAGAGCGTATTGCGGAACGTATTGATGCTAACCTGCTTGATGTTACCCTAGATGACCTTGCTGTCATGCCGAAGGATGTTTTTGACCGTAGAATGGAAAGATTAAAGAAAAACGTGAAAGGCAAACTCATCATCAAAGAGTATCCTACTGCTTCAGCAAATGCTGCTCACTTTCGTGCGCTATTGAATGAACTTGAACTAAAGAAAAACTTTAGACCTGACATCATCTGCATTGACTATCTAAACATCTGCGCATCAGCGCGCATCAAGGCTGGCGCTAACGTCAATTCATTCACTTACATCAAGGCAATCGCAGAAGAGTTGCGCGGACTAGCAATGGAACGTAAGGTTCCTATCATCACTGCTACTCAAACCACCCGTTCAGGCTTTACCAATTCTGACCCCGGTCTTGAAGATACATCTGAATCATTTGGTCTACCTGCAACAGCTGACTTCATGTTTGCTCTCATCTCAACCGAAGACTTAGAAAAGATGGGACAGATTATGGTCAAGCAGTTGAAGAACCGATATGGTGACCCAAACAAGCACAAGCGATTTGTTGTTGGTATTGATAGGGCTAAGATGCGCTTGTACGACCTAGAATTAAATGCGCAGACTGATATTGTGCAGGAAACTCAGTCATCTCCGCAGAATTCTAAGGATAAATTTAAGAATCTCAAGATATAAATAGGATATCCGTGGAATTCTTAGAGAGCAAACAATGGCTGGTACATCCGCAGAAAGACAGGAATCTGGTTTAGTCCGTAAAATTAAAGCCGCTATCAAAACTAATAAAAACAATCCTGTAACTATTGTTTTTGCTAACGGCAAGAAACTTACAGGTGTTACTGATGCTATGAAGTATAATGGACGACAGGTTTCTGGTTCTGAACCATATACTGATGTTGTTATTGTACAAGGTAAGAAGAAAGTTAATCTCTCTTTGAAAGGCGAATCAGCCCCATCTTTGGCTGGTGGCGGTCTTCGCGGAATTGAAATGGCTGCTCCTGGTCTTGGCGCCAAGTTTTTCAAAGCCGCTTATGACCACCTCAGAGATAACCTTCAACTAAGCCCCGGCGATAAAGTACCAGATACATATGGTAAGATTCCAAGCCGTCTTGTTGAGAATATCGTTGTAGGTAATGCTAGCATGGGTGGACCAATTGACTATATGTACATTGGTCCAATGACTGTTGGTGGTCCAGCATATGATGCTAAGAAGAACATTCTTAAAGTTGATGGCAATCTATATGAAGCAAAAGAATATGCAGGTAAGCATACGTTATACTTCAGATTGCGCGCAAGAAGAGAAGACCAGCGTTTTGACCCAGGTGCTAAAGACAATAAGGGTGTACCTAAGATTTATGGTAAATCGCCATCAAGAGGCGATAGTGCTGGGCGCATTGTTGTAGTAAGCGGAGATTCTCTTCCTAATAATGCAGAGACAGTATCACTTAGATAGGTAATTTATGACTGTACTTGTGACTGGTGGATTGGGCTTCATTGGTTCAAATTTTGTTATTCGTCATCTTGAAAAGTATCCTGATGAACGAGTAGTTGTTGTAGATAATGAATCTTATGCAGCAGCAAGAACAAATTTGTCTTGTGTCGCAGACAAGGCAATCGTACATAAAGTTGACATTGCTGATAAAGATAGAATGAATAAGGTGATGGCAAAGTATATGCCGCACATCATCTATAACTTTGCGGCTGAATCTCACGTTGATAATTCTATCGCGGATGATTCTATATTCTATCAGACTAATGTAATGGGCACACTTAACCTTTTGCATATTGTAAAAGAGTATGACATTAAGTTGCTTCATGTATCAACAGATGAAGTTTATGGTTCTCTGTCTCTAGATACTAATGATGTCTTTACTGAAAAGACTCCATACAATCCGTTGAATCCTTATTCGGCTAGCAAAGCCGCATCTGACCATATGGTGCGCGCATACGTCAATACGCATAAGATTAAAGCCGTTGTAACAAATTGCTCTAACAACTATGGACCAAGACAGCATAATGAGAAACTAATTCCTACAATCATTCGTAGGGCTAAGGCTAATATGACCATTCCAATCTACGGTAATGGTTCTAATGTTCGCGATTGGCTGTATGTAGATGACCACTGCGATGCGTTGTTGCGTATTGGTGAAGGATTTGTATACGGTGAGCGATACAACATTGGCGGTCATAATGAACTGACCAATCTGTCTCTAACGCGATACATTCTTGACCTTATGGGCAAGCCTCGCAGCCTAATTGAGTTTGTCAAAGACCGTCCCGGGCATGACGCTAGATATGCTATATCCACTAAGAAAATCGAAAAAGAACTTAAGTGGCGTCCTACAACAACCCTTGAAGTTGGTATGAAGAATACATTGGAGTATTATAATGCGTAAAGGTATTGTTCTTTCTGGTGGTCTAGGAACCAGACTCTATCCATGTACAGAAGTCATTTCAAAGCAACTGCTTCCTGTATATGATAAGCCATTAATTTATTATCCTATTGCTACGCTAATGATGGCTGGCATTAGTGATATCATGGTCATCACTAATCCTGAAAACAATTTTCAGTTTCAGACTCTTTTGCGGGATGGTTCACAGTGGGGAATCAATATCTGCTACGCAACACAGAAAGAGCCAAAAGGTATTGCTGATGCTTTACTAATTGCTGAAGGGTTTATCGGTAAAGATGACTTTGCTTTAATTCTTGGTGATAACATCTACTACGGTAATGACCTTGTAAATCGACTAGACCGCTCAAATAGAGATGTTTGGGCTTCAACGTTGTTTGCTTATCATGTAAGTGACCCTGAACGTTTTGGTGTTCTTGAGTTTGATGATAGCAATACCCCAAAGCGTATTCTTGAGAAGCCTGCTGTTGCCCCGTCTAATTACGCAGTTACGGGTCTATACTTCTATAAGAACATTGCGTTACATTATGCAAATCAACTTAAGCCATCTCCTCGCGGTGAACTAGAGATTACTGACCTTAACAATCTGCTAATGCAGAATACTGAGGTTGAGATTGAGTTTATGAATCGCGGTATTGCTTGGATTGATACAGGCACGTTTGATTCTCTTGCTGAGGCATCAACCTTTGTGGCTTCTGTGCAAAAGCGTACTGGCACTATGATTTGCTGCCCTGAAGAGATTGCGTTTAAGAATGGGTGGATTGAAAAGGCTGAGTTGCTAGAAGCAGCAACTAAGTATGGTAAATCTGATTATGGCACTTATTTGAGGAAGATTGCTGATGAACAAAGAGTTAGCCCAATACATCGATATTAAGTATTTCCACGATGACCGTGGTTACTTTTGCGAGACATTAAATCTATCTAAGCCGCCATTTAATGAACTGACTTATGTGCAAAGCAATATGTCAGTTAACAACAATGATGTGTTGCGAGGAATGCACTACCAGCATAAGTATCCTCAAGGCAAGTTCTGCTATGTAGCATCTGGAGCAGCATATGATTTTGTAATTGACTTACGACAAAGTTCTCCGGACTTTTTAAAGTGCCGCACTTTTTACCTTGAGCCAAAGGGACCAGCCGTTTGGGTTCCTCCTGGTTATGCTCACGGATTTTTGTCTTGCCGGGATAACACAATATTTTCTTATCATGTTTTTGGAAATCCGTGGGTAGCAAGCGATGAACATTCTATTAACCCATTGTCTGTACCTGATATTAAGCAATTGGTAGACAATAAAATATATTTGCGTATTTCACCAAAGGATATTGCTGGATATGACTATGCTGCATCAACTTGTCCCATCTATGAATAAAAGAATTGTAATTCTTGGCGCTCGTGGTCAGATTGGTAGTGAGATTACTAGACTAGTTCGTGAGGGTCAACATAGGTGGTGGGCATTTAACGGTACTGTTTTTGATTACAACAATCCTGACAGAATCCGTCGAATAATGGATGAAATCCAACCTGAAGTTATCATCAACTGCGCGGCTTACACTAACGTAGCAACTGCGGAAGAGGCTGCTAATCATCGAGCCGTTAGTGAATTAAATATTCAGTTACCTAAAAATCTAACTGATGTTGCCGGTGAGCACAATGCTGAGATTATTCATTTCTCTACTGATTATGTGTATGACGGTAAAAAAAATGAATACAAAGAAGATGACAGGGTCAAACCATTAAACAATTATGGTCTAACCAAGAGCATTGGCGACAAGTTTGTATTAGAATATTCCAAATCTAAGGTGTTTCGAGTTCAAGCCGTCTACTCCAACCGTAACATTAATTTCTTCAGAAGCATTCAAGCCAAAGCCCTAGCAGATGAGCCTGCTACTGTTGTATCAGACCAGTTTACAACTCCAACATCAGCATTATGGATTGCTAAGCAAGTCTATCGCACGTTGTTCACGCCGCAGTATGGTTTGTATCATCTATCTCCTAATGGGTTCTGTTCATTTGCAGATTTTGCTGAATTGATTTACGCTACCAACTATCCAACAATTTACAATAAGCCAAATCCCCCTATCAAGAGAATCCATTACAAAGACCTAAACGTATCTGTAAACCGACCTATGGTAACTATTTTAAATCATGAAAAGTTTAATAATGCGTTCTTCTCTATTACGGAATCATGGGAAGATGTCTATAATGAATTTATTAAAATACCTAAATAGTAGACTAATCCCACAGAGTGGACGGGTTAAATGTTACAATTTGCGCAGTTTATTACAGAATCGCTTGAGACAGAAAAACTAACTCACTTAGAGCACGCAGAAGACCATCCTATCAATGCAGGTAAGGCTGGCTTTAATCATGCTGTTCAAACTCTTGAAGCCGTACACAATAAACTATCTGGCAAGAAGTCAGAAGCCACTTTGACAACCAAGTATGATGGTTCTCCGTCCATAGTATTTGGACATCATCCAGAGAATGGAAAGTTCTTTGTAGCATCTAAGTCCGCATTCAATAAGAACCCTAAAATCAACTATACTCCTAAAGACATTGAAAAAAATCATGGTCATGCTCCCGGTTTAGTTGATAAATTGAAGACTGCGCTCAAGCATCTTCCAAAGGTTGCTCCTGGTCATGGCGTCTACCAAGGCGATTTAATGTACACCAAGGATGATGTTAAGGAACATGGAGGTTCCTATCATTTTACCCCAAATACTATTACATATTCCTCTAAGAAAGATTCTGAGGAAGGTAAGAAGATTGGTAAGGCTAAGATTGGTGTCGTAGTTCACACCAAGTATGAAGGTAAAAACTTTGAAGATATGAAGGCAAAGTTTGCTCCTAAGTTGGGCGGGTTTGCAGAACACAAAGATGTTCATATCATGGACCCTGAAACAAACCATGAAAAGGCTCACTATACTGCTGAGCAAAAAGACAAGTTTAACTCGCATATTGAAAAGGCTAAGGCACTTGAGGCTAAACATGACTACACTCATTTAGAGGGTCATCATGAGCATCTGAAGACCTATATCAACCAGACTGTTCGCACTGGTGATACACCTACCGTTGAAGGTTTAAAGGCTCATGTTACTGCATCCCATAAAAGGGCTGCTGAGAAAGTAAAGACACAAGCCGCAAAAGATAAAATTACTGACAAGATGAATAAGCATCTAGCGCATATTGATGCTAATGCTAAGGAGTTTAAAACAACTCTTGCAATTCATCATCACTTACAAGCCGCAAAAGACCAACTGGTTAATGCATTATCATCTCATAGTACCTATGGTCATAGCATCAAAGGTAAAGCAGCAAAACCAGAAGGGTTTGTTGCCGTTATAGATAATAAGCCAACTAAGTTGGTTGACAGAGCAGAGTTCAGTAGAGAAAACTTTCTTGCGAGACCACGATGAAACACGCAGTCTTTACATTTGGTAGATTTAATCCTCCAACAGAAGCAGGACACGGCAAACTAATAAATGCCGTTAAATCTCACGCTGAAGCAGTTGGCGGTGACCACTTTATCTTCCCATCCCACTCTCAGGATGCAAAAAAGAATCCTTTGTCGCATGAAGACAAGGTTTCTGCTATGCATAAGATTTTCCCCAAAACAAACATCGTTAGCCATCCTGAAGTAAAGACTGCTATTCATGCAATGAAGCATCTTGAAAAGAAAGGATACACTCACGCTACGATGGTTGTTGGGTCTGACCGTGTTCCTGAGTTTAAGTCTTTGCTTGGCAAGTACAATGGCAAAGAGTACAATTTTAAGAAAATTCACGTTAAGTCTGCTGGTAATCGTGACCCAGATGCAGAAGGAGCAGAAGGCATGTCTGCCTCCAAACTTCGCGGTTTGGTGTCAGCAGGAAAACGCGATGAATTTATTAGCCACTACTCTAACAAAAAAGTTGGTGCTGAAATCCACGATAAGGTAAAGAAAGCAATGAATGAAAAAGCACCAGCACCAATTGGAATCTTTTTATTTGGTGGTCCTGGCAGCGGTAAGGATTATGTCCTCAAGAACATTTTCTCGCGGTTTGACCTAATTGAAGTACAAGCCGACCAGTTGCTACAGGGTTATGCCGGCATTCTACTAGAAGATAACACAAATATTGTTATTAACTGCTCAGCAGAAAATTCTGAACAAATTGAAACTATCAAGTCTATGCTAGAGGGTTATGAGTTTGACCATGTTTATGTTTCGGTGACAAATAAAGTCAGCCGTGAACGCAATCAAGCCCGAGCAAATCCACTACGGGAAGATGTTCGTATTAGCAAGATGCTCAAAGCCGAAAGACTTGCTAAGGCTCTTCCAGAAACATTTACCTTTAACAACTCATTAAATTTAGCCGAATCTAGTGAGATGGAACAGGTATTTTTTGCATCGCAGATTCAAAAATTGCTAGAGCGTATAGTAGGAATGGGATTGCAAATTCAAGAAACTCCCAGTCCAAAAAACTTTGCTGAGATAAGAGAAGCATTAGGAGAAAGTAATGTTAAAGTTTCTAAAAAAAATATGGCACTGGCTAACAGGGAAGAAGGAGACTGTGCCTGCAGTGGAGGTGCCTCCGGTAGCCCCTGTGATTGTGGAGGCTCCTGCGGTTGCGCCGAGTGTGCAGGAACCAGTGAAGCCATCAAAGAAGAAGCCAGCACAGTCAAAGTCCTCAACAGCCTCAAAAGCAAAATCAAAGCCAAAAAAGGTGTAGGACCAACAAACTATGACGGTAGACTTGGAATCAACATTGGATTGATTTCAGCCCCTACCGTTGTAGGTTCACCTACATCTACTTATGAATCTATACAGTATCATCTCAAGAACAACATTTCCTTTACCAAGAACATCTATCGTCCTGGTTCAGATAAGTTTTTTGAGATGATTGACCATGCCCGTCAACTGTATCTTGAAGGCAAGTATCAGCCTGAAGATGAGTATGAACTTGAAGTCCTAGAAAGCAACATTGGTGAAATAGCCATGTATAAGGGCAAGAAAGTCATACTTGATTTTCCATTTGAAGTACTTGCTGAAGAAGGTTCAGACCCGACCAAGGGTCATGGAATCGGCAAACCATTCCGCAAGAATGGTGGCGGCGCAGTCTATGTCAAAAGCGGTGATGGCGTCAAACTGGTTAACTTTAGCCAGTCGGGCATGACCAAGAAGTATAATGACCCGGGTCGTTTGAAGAGTTTTATGGCAAGACATCATTGCTTGACCAATAAGGACAAAACATCTGCGTCCTACTGGGCTTGCCGTTGGCCAAGATACTTCAGTTCTGGTGGTCAACAGTGGTGGTAAAAGGTGAAACCCTACATTGAAAAATTCCTAAATAATGGTATCATTGTACGGACATTTTCCAAGGATGTGTTATCTGAAGAATTAGTTTGGCACAGAGATAAAAATAATCGCGATGTTACTGTGATATCAGGAGAAGGTTGGCTTCTACAATTAGATGACAACCTTCCTACCGAATTAAAAGAGGGATGCACATATCATATTCCGGCATATGTGTATCACAGAATAAAGCGCGGGAATACAGATTTGACAGTACAAATCAGAGAGACGTAACATGGCATCAGCATCGGTACTACAGGCTTGGGAAAGAGCATTTAAGAGTGGCTCTAAATCCCTACAGCAAAAACTCAGAGCAGCCCATGGCAACAAACCTGAGTTCAAGAAGTTTTTAAAAGACCAAGGTCTTGAAACTGAAACCAGTGTAAAGCAAGTGTCTAAGTCTCAGGTTGACAAGGTCAAGCAGAAAGCCCGTGAAAAACTAGCCGCAAAGGCATATGGTGCCACCAAGGGAACCCGTATGGGTGCTGCTGATGGTTCAGGTGAAACGCTCCGTGACACCATTGCACCACTTTCTCCTGAGCAACATGCTGCTGTTAAGACAGCAGAAAGAACTGCTAAAGCCGCTGCTAAACCAGCCGCCAAGCCTAAGAAAGAAAAGAAGTCAAAGGCTCCAAAACCAGAAGAATCTCGCCTAGACATGATTAAGCGTCTAGCATCAAGAAAGAAGATTAACAATCCTCCTGTATCTGCTAAGCAGTTACGCACGATTGCGGCAGTTGGTGGTCAAGAACATGACCATGGCGGATTTGATGACCTCTCTGGTACTGGCTATGAACACTTAGGTGGTCGTCACAGCATGGATGAGATGAATAAAGAAATGCCTTTATCACGCGAACAACTCGATAACATGGCAAAGCAAAAGTCCGCAGAGTACGCAAAACTTTATGATAAGGTTTCGCCAGAAATGCGAAAAAAATTAAAACTTCCAGCAAAACTTCCAGAAGAAGTCAAAGATAAAGTTAAGGCTAAAACACCTGCATCTTCGCCTCTACATGTCACACTGGACCAAGCATATGCAAAAGGTCGGTTTGGTCGTGCACCAAGAGGTAGCAAGACCCTAAAGAATATGTCTGATATTAAACTTGCAAATAACTTGACAAGAGAAGAAACTGAATTTAAAGTTGGCGATAAAGTTTCGATACATTCACCAGATGATTGGGATTGGCATGAGCGTAAGGGTGAATTAGTATCAACATCTAATGATGGTCATGTTGTAAAACTAAATGATGGCGGAATGCTATCAGTTGCAAAGCATCAGATAAAGAAAATTGACGAAGAGATGAACAACCGTATCACTAAGATTCACGTTCGCGGTCAAAACGTAATTGTTCATAAATATGATACCGAGGCTAATGGTACATATAAGGAAGTAAAGCATCACTCTAGCGCAACAGCGGCACAAACATATGCTCGCCAATTACATAAAGCCAGAGGTCGTAATGCTAAACTTGTGATTAATGAAAACATTATTGACAGATTTGTTGCTAATAAGATTGCTGCGTATCATAGCAATAAAGTTAAAGGTTCTGTAGAGCAATCTGATGCAGCCCGTGAAGCCGTCACTAAGAAAATGGAACCAATCAAGAAAAAGATTGAGCGCATTAAGGCTAGAGCATCCTACAAAGATAAGTCTCACGCAAGACATGATGAGACCAAACTAGACCTTAAGCATGCTAATGATGAACACGCAGCACTTAAAGCCGAGCGCGCAAAACACTATGATGCTTTTAAAAATGCATCAGCAGAAAGAGATTCTAATATTGCCTCAGACATGAAGACCTATGACAAGTATGGTCTTGTTGGTCTAGGTCTAAAACGTTTAAAGCAAAACATTCAAAAGGAAGAGACAATGAACGAAGGTATCCTAAGCACAATTCTAGGTAAGAAGAAAGAACTAGCCAAGCCAACCCCAAAGAAGACTGGATACCAAGGTCTTCCTGCTGAGTGGAGCCAAGAGAAGCGCGGCAATGAATATGACGCCAACAAGTACATGGCTAAACTTAAGAATGAAGAATACAAAGAACCTTTTGAAGGCGGCAAAGAACCTTCCAAGAATAAAGGTATTGTTGTCGGCAAGAGCCGTCCTGAAGGAATGTCACGTGTTGCTCACCTAGCCCGTCAAGCCCTAAAGAAGAAGGCTGCAATGAAGGAAGGTTACATGAAGGCAAACATGCCTGAAACAGAAGATGACAATGGTGCATCTGATATGGCAGAATATGAGCGTCAAGCAAAGAAGAAAGGCGTTCGTGCATATGACAAGAAAGGCAACCTAGTTGGCAACTATCGTAGCATGGCAGATGCTAAGAAGTTTAAGCCTAATCATACATACAAGGAAGAAGCCAAACCATCTTCAGTCTATGCGCTAAATCCTGGTATGAAAGAAAAACTATGGGCAAAGCACATGGCAGATAAGAAAGCCTCTTCACAAGCACCTGCTGATAGAGCAGCCCGTATGAAAGATAGAATTGCAGCAGCAAAGAGCAAGTAATGGAACTGAAGCACGCTACTGACCTTGAGATTGCTAAGCATTTAGCATCTCATGCTGCAACTCCAACAGGAAAGTCTAGAGAACAGAACAGAGTTGGTAAACTATTGGCTGATAGGAACGCAAGAATGAAAAAAGCACATGTTGTACAACCAATGGGTCTTGTATATAAAGAAGACCGTGATGAAAACATGAAGCAAGAGATTGCTGACCGATTAGCCAATACTCCAGCAGAGCGTGCAGAAAGAAAGCATCGTGTACAAGTTGCTATTAACAGAGCAAAACAACTTAGAGAAGGTAATAAAATGAAGACATTTTCCAAATTGCAGGAAGCAATTACTCCAGCATCACCAGCACTAGTTAGTGCAATGAACAGTCTGTTGGCTGATAATTTTGCCTTCTATCTAAAGGCTCATAACTATCACTGGAACATTGAAGGTGCTGACTTTGCTCAGTATCATGAATTCCTTGGTAACTTGTATGAAGATGCTCATGGTGCAGTCGATAACATTGCAGAACGCATCCGCACACTAAAAGCCTATGCTCTTGGTACAATGGAAAACTTTATGAGCGAAACTTCTATTACAGAAGATTCTTCAGTTCCTGGTCCAATGCAGATGCTACAGAACATCACTATGGATAATGAAACTCTAATTGAATCCCTAACAAGAGCATACAAAGCCGCTGAAGCAGATGGCAGAGTTGGTCTTGCTAATTTCCTACAAGACCGTATTGACGCTCATGAAAAGCATGGCTGGATGCTACGCTCTCTTGTCAAAGGTAATCTATCAGAATCTGTAGACCTTAGTGAAGTAAATTCACGTCACAGTTTTGTTGCTGCTCAGGATAGACTAACTCCAAGAGCAAAAAACGTTAAGCAAGCCCTAAGCACCAAAAGACGCGATGTAGCGGCAACTAACAAATATGGCAAAGTCATTGGCAAAATTGCTGGTATGAAGCCAAAGGAAGTTGTTGCCAATCTTAAGGATATGGGCGAAGAAGTCGAACTTGATGAAGATGCGCTAAAGGCAAGAGAGCAATGGATGAAAGCAAAGGGTGTATCAACTGGAAACCCTAAAGCAGACAGAGCCAGAAAAGTTAAAAGACTAATGAAATCCTTTCCTATGAAGAAAGAAGAAGTCGAGCAGATTCAAGAAGTTGGTCCGCAAAAGAAACTAAAGAGAGTATTTAACAAACTCCGTGATGCCCGTGCAGGGCAACGTTACAAGGATTCTGGTATGCCAGTTCCTGAGCGTGAACCTGGACACAAAAACACAGTAGACCACAACAAGGCAATTGGTCGCGCTCTTCGCAAGATGGGTGAAGAAACTGAACAGGTTGCTGAATCTGTTAAAGTTGGTCCTAAAAATTACCACAAATCTACTGATACAGTTTGGCATGCTGTTCAACATAATGGCAAAGAAATTGGCACAATTGGTACAAATTCTGCGCAAAATGTAGAAAAGCACGGTAAGTGGGGATTTGAAGATTCACGTGGGTATGGGCGTAGACATGGTGAGCCTGAAATGAATTCAAAAGAAGAGGCTCTTGATGCTCTTGTAAATCGTCACAAAGAATATACAAAACAGGTTAATGAAGTACTAAAGCCATCGATGGGCGCATCAGCATACATTCATGATTTTGTTCACTCAAAAAATGCTAAGTTTGCTGGCAAGTCTAAAGCCGAACGTACCAAGATGGCTCTTGGTGCATACTATAGTGCTAAGAAAGGCAAATAAGTATGGACAAGGAACCAAAAAAAACTAAGTTCCGTCAGTTGCGCAAGAAGGTTCAAGACAACAAAACTGTTAACCTTGAACCAACTCTATCAACAATGAAGTCAATGCCAACTACAGCGGCTTACGATACAACTAAACCAGGAAACGAAAATGTTAAAGTTCAGTGAGTACTTTGCCGAAGAAAATGGCACGTTAGAAATTGAAAAGGAACAATTAGAAGGTCAACTAGACTATCTAAATGCTGACCTTGATAGCGTAACACAAAAACCATTTCAAAACAGTGCTGTCTTTATAAACACAATTCGCGGCACGTTAGAGCGTTACAGTCTGCTCATTCCATCAATGGGACACGCAACTCTATCTCCTGATGGAGAAGTAGTATTTAAACTTGGTGAGAGCGGTAAGTTCCTCTACATCGTATATGATGTTAATGACTTTGGATTTACAGAAGGTTATGCGCAAGTTGTAACCAATGATGAACTCAAAGATTTGTCAAAACTTGATAGCGAAGATTGGATGTCTAACAAAGTGCCATATGTTCCTAAAAAGACTCCGTATGCCGGAAGAGGTGATGCTGACGATTCTGGAGACAATTCCGATTACACATAATGTTTGAAAATTTAACTGACAACAACATTCTACTTTATGCTGTAAAGTGCTATGACAAGCCCAACTGCATTATTAGTGAGTTTGATGAAGACTTCAAAAGAGTCCGATACATTAAACGATTGCTAAAAAAGTATAGAGAAACAGGTGAACTGAAGGAGCGATTGGTACTTAATCATATCATCCTCCTTCAGAATGTTTTTGGCATTGTGCCAAGCACCAGAATTCTGTTTGCAAAAGTTAGTGATAAAGACTATGGTACACTAAAACCTTTTCTAATTTATACATCTGCTATGCCAGCTGTGGTCAGGGGAGTGAATGGGAGAGATGTGCTCTCTAGTGATATTCCGATGGACTGGAGTATCGTAGAGATTCTAAGGAAACTATAACTTAAACCCAGACATACTGGATTATACCATAAAACTGGAAAAGAGTCAACTAAAATGCCCAAGAAATTTAAGACTATTAGAGAGAATGCGGTTCCCGTGATGGGAGTAGGCAATGTTGGCGGTCCAGTATCAGATAACAACCCTCCTGGTCCAAGTAAACTTGCAAAGGCAATTCTGCGCCGCAAGCGCCCTCTAAAAGAGGATGTAGCAAATCATATTGATGAGTTTAAGTCATATGCCGCGCAAGAACTAGGCTTGCAAAATGTTCCAAACATCAACATTATTGATGACAGAAAAGCCGCACTAGACAATACAAGTTTTGGTAATTATTCTCCTGGTAGCAAGGACATTAACGTAAATGTTGCAGGTCGTCATGTTGCTGATGTGCTAAGAACACTAGCACATGAATTGGTTCACCACAAGCAAAATGAAGATGGCAGACTTACCCATAATGCTGGTGAGACTGGTAGCGATTTTGAAAATGAAGCAAATAGCAAGGCTGGCGTTCTAATGCGCAACTATGGCAAGAGAAACCCAGGCATCTATGAAGACTATGAAAACACTTGAAGAGAAGAAACTACTTGTAAAGATGGCGCAGATGCTGGGTCAACCTGTAGACCCAGAACTAGTTGAATCTATCAAGAGAGAAGAGTATCTAAACCGTAAGATATTCGAAAAAGAAACACCTCCTCCTGCGCCAGTCTTGCAGGAAGTCGTTATTATGGAACCAGAACCTGCTTCAGCACCGAAGCCTGCTGAAACTAACATTGTTCCCGCAAAACAAGACCTTGTACAACAAGTAGTAAACACGCTAGGCACTACATCAAAGAATCCTCTCACAGACACATATCGCGACAAGGAGATAGAAGGCATTCGTAAAACTCTTGCTGAGATGATGCAAAAGATTGCTACGATGTCTTGGGGCGGCGGTGGCACTGGCGTCGTAAGAATCGGCGCAACGGACGACTTCGATAAAGACTCATACGGCGAAGGCAGATATCTCCGTTGGAAAGATGGGATGTTTCGCCTTGATGAACTTACCTCAGGCGACGTTCAAAACAGCACCACACTAGTTGAAGACAACGAATACTACATTCTAGACGATGATTGGTACATCGGCGTAAATTATGCGGGAACAGTCAATATACACTTGCCCATAACTGCACCAAATGGGCGAAATCTAGTTATCAAGGACGAATCAGGAAACTGTGCAAATAATCCTATCATTGCTACTGGAACAGTTGACAATGATGCTGGCGGATTTAATTTGCAAATCAATAATGGAGCGATACACATGGTCTATCGCAATGGCTGGAGAATTATCTAATGTCATATTTACTGAATAACAATGTCAATGTACAAAATAACAATTCAATTGTCACTGCTGACAATCCCTTTCCAGTTACTGGTATAGTTTATCCCGAGACACATAAACCTGGATTGCACTATTCTTTTAATAATCATGCTATCAATGTGCATAGAGGATGGACTATTGAATCAGATGCTATGGTCCCTATGATGAGTATACGTTGTAAGGCTAACGTTAGTATTTCGCAACTCGCTGAGTTAGAAGAATATGAATTAGGAAATAATAACGCCAGTGCGAGTACTATTGTGTATGAATGGTGGTTAGGTAATTTAACATTCGGCGGAGCAGCAGTGCCATCTTTCACATCAGTCGGTACGAGATTAGAATACAGATTTTATACTGACTGGTACAGCAGTCAAAATGGCACAACAGTAACTAGTTTTGCCGGATGCACTATGATTCATTCTGGTATTATTATTGGCACAACTCGGGGCGGGGACAGCGTCCATACAGCTTTAAACGGAACGGGAACGGCTACACCAGGAACCTTGCTAACATTGATGGCCAAGAGAGTCGACAACGCAACAAAGTTGGATTTGTGGGGCGCATTTAACTTGATAGAATTTACCTAACTTTGTTAAAAATCTGTAAGGATATGTTTTGCGCAAACTTATATTATTACTGTTGTGGGTTCCATTAGTATCTCACGCGCAAGTCAGCGGGACAATCAATCGCCCATTGTCGCCTAAAGCAAAACCAATTGTAATCTACAGGACGGAAATAGACCCTGTTCCTGTAGTGGTAAGAGCAAGACGCCCACCACCAACTCTACCTGCTCAGGTGTTTGCCCCGACATTAACGCCTAAAGAAGACCAACCGCTTGTCACTTTTGATACCAGACCACCAGCAGAACTGATTGCTGAGGCGCGAGCAAACCTAACCAATCGCGAAGGTCCATACGACATTGCTATCAATAATCTGCGTTCAGTAATCTTAACCGAAAAGCCCGACATAGCAAAAGAAGCCTATGAACTATTAGGTTATGCTTATGAGAAGTCTAAGGATTTTGAGAAAGCAAAGATACAGTACAAAAAGTACATAACGTTATACCCTACCAAAGATGATGACTGGACTCGCGTTCAGCAAAGATTAATGTCGCTCGAAATACTAGAGCCAACAGAACAATTTGCTAGCAGCGGAGTAAAGGACAAACCAAGAACTGGTGATAGCAAAGAGTTTGAGGGGACAATCTCAGACTATGGATACTTTGGACAAAGCATTCAATCTTTGTTCGGTCTACAAACAACATACAAGACGGTTCATAACCAGTACAATCAAACCTATAGAATTAGATTCTCTGCATTAAATGATTTGCGTGAACCAAGCGTTAGTCGAAAGAACCTAGCCCAAGCCTACTGGGATTTTGAAGATACTTTTGAAAAGTATGGCATTCGCGTAGGACGACAGTCTCCTACTGCTGGTGCGATTAGCCGATTTGATGGTGTATCAGGAAGATTTAAGTATAATACTGAATGGAGTTTTGTTGGTGCAGTTGGACATCCGTATAGCGGACCATCATCAGATACGAATAGACTTTTCCAAGGCATAAGTGCTAATTGGAGAATTAGCCAAGACTATTCAGCAGGATTCTACTACAACCGTCAAACAGCAGACAAATTTCTAGAACGTTCAGCAGTAGGAACAGAAGTTCAGTATTCATCAGATAATACAACAGGAATATTCAGACTTGAGTATGACCTAGTGTATAACAAGATTAATCAAGTCAGTTTCCAAGGTATGCGATATTTTGATAATTTTAACCTGTTTGCCGTAGTTGACAAAAGACGCTCACCAATGCTATTTGCAGATGTTGCATTAGGGCTAGGGGGATTAAATGCGGAACATCAGGTATACAATTCTGTTGGAGAACTGCTAAACCGTTCAGGATTGTCATCATCAGAGATATACAATTATATCTCAAACACAACGCAGATGGCAAGTTCATATGTTGTAGGTGGTAGTGTTAACTTACCGCAGAAATGGACACTTACGACAGATTTTCAAATCACCAATCTATCAACTGCGCAAGGCTTCATCCTCTCACCGCAGTTTGACCCTGTTCCGGTGAAGATAGGACTTAACAACAATTACTCATTTAATGTGCATGGAAAAGGTGAAGATTTTCTGTATAAGGACAACACTTTTGAGGTTGTGCTAAACCGAACAACAGGTTCAATCAATTCATACTTTGTTGCAGTTTCTGACATATACAGACTTGGTAGACATAATTTTTCAGTAACCCTGAGAGATGACGTTACAGATAAACAAACCATTACAGGAATTATCAGACTAATCTACGGAATCTCAGAGCATGGCACATTAGAAGCCCAGTATGCAAGAGTAATTGTACTTCCGGGAGATTCTAGTCAAACTCTTTACATAGGATACAGACAAGATTTTTAGTTTTTACTAAATATAAACATTATCAATAAACGGAGAATTATGCAATGTTTAAGGTAAAGAGTTTCATCGTAACAGTATTTCTAACAGTTATCCTGTTCGCATCTTATGATGCACCATTCAAGTTCAACCCGCTGCCTACATTTGCAGAAGCAGCTGAGTGCTCTTTATATGAAACGCTCCACCCAAACTTTCCGCTGACTGGTGCTCACCTTTCAACTGGTAAGTGCTCAACTTGCGCTTCTTGCCATGCTGGTGGTAGATTTATTGGTACACCAAAAGTTTGTGCGACCTGCCATAACGGCTCCCCAACAAGCGCAACGGTTGGACGTTCTTCTTCCCATATTCCTATTGGTACAACAGACTGCGGCAGCTGCCATGCTACTGTAACCTTTACGACTGGCGTGGCTATGAACCACACTGCAGTTTCTTCGCAAAGATGTGATAGTTGTCACAATAATTCTTTTAGAACTTATAACGCTATAGGTAAGCCATCAGACCACATTCCTACAACAGCGGACTGCGGTACTTGCCACAAGAATACTGGACGTAGTTGGAGTGCCAGTTTTTCTTCAATCCACGCAGGTGTAACAACAGGTTGCGTAACTTGCCATAATGGTACAACCGCAAAGGGTAAGATTAATGCTCCTGGCGGTCACCCAATTACTAGCGATGCTTGTGAAACTTGCCATAGTGTGAGCAATACTATCAGTTTTAAGTGCACTCAGATTATCAATGACCCTAAGATTCAAAAAATGCTTCTAAGCCCGTTCTTCTCCTCAGACTATCACACATACGGAAACTAATCATGGCAGTATCAGGAATAATTTCAAGACCCGTAGGAAGTAGAGGTGCATCTGGTCTAACCAAAGAAAAACTTTTACAGATTGTTCCTGCTGCTAAAAATACAAAACTAAATCTTGACTTACTAGTTGAGAGCCTAAATGAAGTTTGCGCAAAGATGGTTGATGAAGTTAATTTTGCTTCCATCAATCGCCAAGCCGCATTTATTGCTCAATGCGCTCATGAGTCCGGTAGTTTCTGCCGTGTTTCAGAAAACCTTAATTATTCACCAGAAGGTCTGGTTAAGATTTTTGGCAAATATTTTCCAACTATTGAGTCTACCAAGAACTATGCTAGACTGCCGGAAAAAATTGCCAATAAAGTCTACGCTAATCGTATGGGAAATGGTCCAGAAACTTCTGGAGATGGTTGGAAATTTCGCGGACGCGGACTCATTCAACTTACAGGAAAGTCAAATTACCTAAAATGTGGACCAAGCCTGGGGATAGACCTGACTACATCTCCAGAATATCTAGAAACGGTAGCAGGCGCAGTAAAATCTGCTTACTGGTTCTGGAATACAAACGGACTAAATTCTTTTGCTGATGCAGATGACATTAAAGGCATGACAAAGAAGATTAATGGTGGCTATATTGGATTGGAAGAACGTCAGCATCTATATGATGTAGCAAAAAAGGTTCTTATAACAATATAGGTGTAAAATGTCACTAAAGCAACTAATACTAGATACCTTTACAGGTAAGGATAATAAGACAATTGATGTTGGTCGTATTCTATGGGCATCATCAGTTCTTTCTTTTTTAGGAATGGGATTCTATGGAATCTACAAGGGACAAGCAGTAGACTATATTGCTTTTGGTACTGGGTGCGCAGCCCTACTTGCTGCAGGTGGTGCGGCTCTTGGCATGAAGGCTAAGACTGAGCCAACTCATAAGGATAACGATGAAATCATTTAAAGACTTTTCGGAAACCGTCAAAGAACCAACAGGCGATTTAAAAAAGGCTTGCTGGACAGGATACACTGCTGTTGGCATGAAAATGAAGAATGGCAGAAAGGTTCCTAATTGCGTTCCAATTAAGGAAGCAAAAGACAAGGGCGAGTATGACTATGAAGGTGACATGGCAATGTCACAACTGAAGAGCATAATTACAAATGCTAAGAAACTTCATGATATGATGGAGCCTGATACCAACTTGCCTGAATGGGTACAGAGCAAGATTACTCTTGCTGAGGACTACATTGTTACTGCCGCCAATTACATGGAAGGACAGTCAGATGAAGACCTTTAAAGAGTTCATGACTGAAGAGCGCAAAGAGACTCATTATCCTACGGCTAGAGAAGCCTTAAATGGTTTGGGTAAAGCCAAGTTTAATGCTATCATCAAACATCCAACCTTTGACAGTCATCGCAGAGCAATGCGAATGGGTGCTGAAGATTCGAAGTTTGATGTAACTCAGCATGGTCCTGGCTCATATAAGATTGAAGTTAGCACTCACCCATACTTGACAACATACCATATGTCCCATTATAACGGGCGCGCTAAAATTGGCGCATACCATCACATGGTTGCTTCACCAGAAGACCCAAAAAGATATATGACTATTAAAACCCACGGATATGAGTTTGACTAATGAAAAAAATATTACTAATGGCTTTGTTAGCATTTCCGCTTGTTGCTAATGCAAACCCGTACAATTGGAAAGCCCTACGCGCAGTAGATGGTGACACTGTTGAAGTTGAAGCAAAGTGGCTTCCTATTGAACTTGGAACCAAAATCAAGATTCGTGTTCTTGGCGTAGATACTCCTGAAAAGGCTCCACGCGCAAAGTGTGAACAGGAAGCAACCAAGGCTATTCTTGCATCTGCGTTCACAAAAGACTTTATTAAAAGCGGTAAAGTTGTACAAGTAAACATTAAAGATTGGGACAAATATGGTGGCAGAATTCTTGGTGATATTGTTGTTGACGGAAAAAGTCTCAAAGACCAATTAATTCTACGTGGTCATGCGCGTGTTTACAATGGAGGCGCCAAGTCAAGTTGGTGTAATTAATTATGTTTAACTTTATTCCTTTGCCTTACAGAATTTTAGCGGTTATACTATTAGGATTGTCTATATTTGGATTTGGATATTACAAAGGATTACAAGTTAGCAAAGAAAAAATTGCATTGTTTGAAGCCAAGGCTAGACTTGAATATGAGCAACTTCGAATTGCCTACGAAAAAGCCAAGAATCATGTAAATGAAAAAATTGTTACTGAATATGTTGACCGTATCATCTATGTTACTAAGTGGAGAACTAAAAATGTTGAAATCGTTAAAGAAGTCCCTTCTAATTGTGAGTTGTCTGCTGGTTGGGTGCACGTCCACGATTCCGCAGCAGAGGGTCGTGATGCCAATTCCACCGCCGCAGCTGATGGAACCTCCTCAGAAATTAAAGACACTGAAGCCCTCGCAACCGTCATCGACAACTATGGAACGTGTGCCGCCAACGCAGAAAAGTTAACTGCGTTGCAAAATTGGATAAAAGAACAAAAAGCCGAAGTGGATAATATAAATAACGGGAGCGCATCAGGTATAATTAACAGAGATAACAAGAATGACTGAATTTGATACTTCAAAATTAGTGCGATTAGACGGTGATATCAATGCCCTAAAAGTTGAAGTTAGTTCGTTGAGAGAAAAAGTTGCGTTTTTTAACGTCATTTATGGGAAGTTTGATGATACACTTAACAAGGTGCAAACTCTCATGGAAAACAGAAGAAATGAAACAAACGACGATTTGAGGGACGTATATCAAAAAATTCAGGATACCGAAAACAAGATTATGACTGAAATTAAGGCTCTCAGAAATGAGATGACCACTTCACGAGATGCTGAAAATAACAAAATGAACACCAAAATTGAAAGTTTAGATAAGTGGCGTTGGCAGATGATGGGTGGCGCGGCTGTTATTGGATTCTTATTGTCAAAAGCCGCTGATTTTTTTAAGTAGTTGACTTTTCCATCCGAATAGGATATGCTAGGTAATCCTAGCCATCACTAAAGTTATATTATGAGCGTATACATTGACCAAAAGTACATTGGTTCTTTGTCTTTCAAACTTGATTTATTCAAGAAAAAGAAGGATGACCTGTACAACTTTCGTTGCCCATATTGTGGCGACTCCAAACGTAACAAAGTAAAAGCCCGTGCTTTTGTGTATCGAAAGTTAAATGGGTATTTCTTTATTTGCCATAATTGCGGCAAATCTACGACCTTTTCAAATTTCCTACAGTACATGGATGAAAACCAGTACAAACAGTATGCGTTTGAAAAGTATGCAGATGGCGCTGGTGTTCATTCTCCTGTAAAGAAACCCGACTTTAATGAATACAAAGGTGGTGTTTTTGAGCATGTTTTTGAGAAAGAAAAAACGTTAAAACACCTTGAAAATATTGCAGACCTGCCTGATGGACACTTTGCCAAGGACTATATACTTAATAGGAAGATTCCTCAAAGTGCTTGGTCTGAAGTGTTTTACACAGAAAACTTCAAGCAATTTCTTGATTTGAATTATCCTAATCACGGTAAAGAAAACATCCCAGACGATGCGCGAATCATTCTTTTCTACAAGAATGAGGGTGGCTCTGTCACTAACGTAGCAGGGCGCGCATTGGCTGACTCTAAAATTCGTTACATTACCGTGAAAGTTGCTGAAGAGAAGAAGATTTTTGGTCTACAGAACGTTGACAAGAACAAACCAATTTATGTTTTTGAAGGTCAGTTTGATTCACTGTTTGTTCCTAATAGCGTTGCTTCTGGTGATAGCAATCTAATTGGTTGCGGCGAGTATTTCGGGAAAGATGCTGTTATTCTTGTATTTGATAATGAGCCTCGCAACAAAGAGATTGTCAGGCAAGTAGGCAAAGCGATTGAGCAAGGCTATCAAGTTTGTTTATTTCCCGAAGATGCTCCTGGAAAAGACATTAATGAAATGATTCAGAATGGAATGATTGTTGATGACGTCAAGATTATGATTAATAACAATACAAGTAAAGACCTATCTGCACAACTGAGATTAGTAACATGGAAAAAAGTATAAACACCTATCGCTCCATCTTCATCTCAGATGTCCATTTAGGAACCAAGGGATGCAAAGCCGATTCGCTTTGCGATTTCCTTAAGCATAACACTTCTGACCAATTATTTCTTGTTGGTGATATGATTGACGGGTGGAGATTACGTCGAAAATTTTACTGGCATCAATCTCATACTAATGTTGTCCGTCGTATTTTGACGGCAGCAAAACGTGGCACTCATGTAACTTACATTCCCGGCAATCATGATGAAGATTTGCGCACATTGCTTCCATATGATATATCATTTGGTAACATTGAAGTAGTCAACTGGGTAAAGTATCAGGCGCGTGATGGTAAATTTTACATAGTTTGTCATGGTGATATGTTTGATACTGCGCTACAAGGCAAGTTAAAATTTTTGTATCATTTTGGCGATGTTGCCTATGAATTGCTCCTAGCACTAAATGGCGCTTTGGCTTGGATTCGTCGGAAACTGAGGATGCCATACTGGAGTTTGAGTGCCTATCTAAAAGGCAAAACTAAAGAAGCGGTATCATACATTTCAGATTTTGAAGATTTAATTGCAAGTTACTGCAAAAATAAAGGTGCCGATGGAATTATTTGCGGACACATTCATCATGCCGCAATCAAAAAAATTGGAAATATTACTTACATGAATGATGGCGATTGGGTTGAGTCTTGTACTGCTCTAGTTGAACATCATGATGGTAAGTGGGAAATTATTCATTGGGGAGATGTGCATGAAAGTACGATTGATTAGTTATTCGACCCCGGCTGATTTGCCGGACTATATGCAAACACCGCAGGAACTTGTTGCATACTGCGCAAGAGTATCTAATCCTGCTAACCAGTTAAATTCAGAAACATCTGAAAAACTTATCAAGTATCTTATCAAGCACCAGCATTGGTCGCCTCTTGAGATGGCATCAGTTTGTCTTGAAATTGAAACAACTCGCGATATTGCTCGACAGATTCTACGTCATCGCAGTTTTTCTTTTCAAGAATTCTCGCAGCGTTATGCAGACCCAACTCAAGACTTGTCGTTTGAAATTCGTGAAGCGAGATTGCAGGACACTAAGAACCGTCAGAACAGTGTTGAGACTGATAACCAAAATTTAAAAGAGCGTTGGGAAGACTATCAACGTTCTATTATTGCTAACGCTCAACATGCATATGAATGGGCTGTTGCAAATGGTATTGCTAAGGAAGTTGCTCGCGCAGTTCTACCTGAAGGTCTTACCATGTCACGTATGTATATGAATGGTACTTTGCGTTCGTGGATTCACTATATACAACTCCGTCAAGCAAACGGTACACAAAAAGAACATATGGAAATTGCTAAGGCTTGTGCTGAAGCAATTACTAAAATTTTCCCGCTTACAAAAGAACTAACAGAAGAGGCATAAGATGGCAACTAGACTACCCAGCATTTATCAGGATTTCATTCACATTTCTCGCTATGCGCGTTTTAATGACACACTTGGTCGTCGCGAGACTTGGGATGAAACCGTAGACCGTTATATTTCATTTTTTCAAAAACGTACTGATAACAACAAGAAGGTGCCTTGGGAAGAAATTCGCAGTGCTATTCTAAATCTTGAAGTTATGCCATCTATGCGCTGCTTGATGACTGCTGGTCCTGCTCTTGAGAAAGACCAAGTGGCTGGATACAACTGCTCATATGTTGTTGTTGATAGCCCAAAGTCATTTGACGAAATTATGTACGTTTTGATGTGCGGTACTGGCGTTGGTTTCAGTATTGAATCCCGTTACACTAACAAGTTGCCAGAGGTTCCAGATGAACTTCATCCAACAGACACTACAATCGTTTTTGCGGATTCCAAGATTGGTTGGGCAACTGGTTTTAGAGAATTCATTTCTCTGTTATATTCTGGTAAGATTCCTAAGTGGGATATGTCAAAGGTTCGTGCGGCTGGCGAAAGACTCAAAACATTCGGCGGCAGAGCATCAGGACCAGAACCGTTAGTTGACTTGCTCAACTTCACTCTTAACATTTTTCAAAAGGCTCATGGTCGTAAGTTGACGACATTGGAATGTCATGACATCGTTTGTAAGATTGCTGATATTGTGGTTTGCGGTGGTGTTCGTCGCAGTGCGCTTATTTCTCTTTCTGACCTTAATGATGACCATATTCGTCATGCTAAATCTGGTCAATGGTGGTTGGCTGATGGTCAACGCGCTTTGGCAAACAATAGTGCGGTATATGAAGATAAGCCTAGCATGGATACGTTCATGCAAGAATGGGTAGCACTTTATATGTCAAAGTCTGGTGAGCGCGGTATCTTCTCGCGTCAGGCATCTAAGGCAATCGCAGCAAAACATGGTCGTCGCGACCCTAATCATGAGTTTGGAACTAATCCTTGCTCTGAGATTATTCTTCGTCCATATGAATTTTGCAATCTCTCTGAGGTTGTTGTTCGCGCTGAAGATACGGTTGAAGACCTAAAGCGCAAGTGTCGTATTGCTACTATCATTGGTACACTTCAGTCTACCATGACCGACTTCCGTTACATCAACAAGAAGTGGAAAAAGAACTGCGATGAAGAGCGTTTGCTTGGCGTTTCACTGACTGGTATTATGGACCATCCGCTTTTAAACGGTAGCATTCCATTAACGCTTCAACACGGTAATCTACCTCGCGCACTACAAGAAATGCGTAAGGAATGCGTTGATACCAATAAGAAGTTTGCCGACATTCTTGGTATTGAAGCATCTGCTGCTATCACTTGCGTGAAGCCATCAGGTACAGTTAGCCAATTAGTTGACTCTGCTTCAGGCATTCACCCACGCTACAGTCAGTATTATATCCGTCGTGTTCGTGCCGACAAGAAAGACCCTCTTGCTGATTTTATGATTAAAAAAGGTTATGTTGCCGAAGAAGACTTCTATGGTAAGAGCAACTGGGTGTTCTCTTTCCCGATGAAGGCTCCTGAAGGCGCAGTACTTACCAAGGATGTAACTGCCATCAAGCAACTTGAACTATGGCAGATTTACCAAGACCACTGGTGTGAGCATAAGCCATCTATCACCGTATATGTTGGTGATGATGAGTGGATGGAAGTGGGCGCATGGGTTTATAAGAACATGGCTTCGCTATCTGGTGTATCTTTCCTACCACGCGATACTGGTTCATATCGTCAGGCTCCGTATGAGGGAATTGATGAGGCTAAGTATAAGGAACTTCTTGCTACTCAGAACGTTGAACTTAACTGGACTGAGTTTATGGAAGCGACAGATACTACAGAAAGTGCTCAGACATTAGCATGCGCAGCAGGTGGTTGTGAAATCTAAGTTAAGAAATTTTCCTTCTGTTAACTACCCAAGTTTGTATGAGTGCCCTGAAAGACGGGCATTCATGCAATCTCAATTTAACAAGTATGGCATTACCAAAACAAACTGTTATTTGACTGAACGGTTTGCTAAACTAAAGTCCAATTTAGTAATATACAGCCACTACATTCCTATTAACACTGGGGAACCAGAAGCAACAGACATTCCAAGTCAGCCAGGAATTAACATATCTTTTCTCAACCTTATCAAGCAATGGTACGATAAAAATGAGGAAGAGTATGCAATATTCTGCGATGATGACATTAACCTATCCAGTATAGATTATTGGTCATTCACGTGGGATGAGTTTATGGCAAACTTGCCTGAAGACTGGGAATGTATACAATTAATTCGAATTAACGATATCACTCAACATGATATCAATCTGACATTGCATAATGGATTCAAACGGCATGCTTTAGAAATCAGACCAAGAGAGTGGGATGATTGGGGCACCACCTTTATGATTACTCGTGGATATGCAAAGAAACTTATTGACAGACACTATATCAATGAGTACACTTACAACTTTGATATCCCATGCCCAGTTTGGGGATGCTTGTATCCAATCTCAGAACATTTCTTTTTTAGAAATCTAGGAAAGGTCTATAACTTTCCGTTGTTCCAAGAGGAATCTGAGATACCCTCTACATTCAGAGAAAGTTGGATTAAAGCAAATCAAGGTAAACTTGATGACATCTATGAACATGACCGTATCCATAACACATCTAGAAAGATTTATCTAGACCTATGGCGCGCAGTTGGTTTGAGTACTCCAATACAGAAGATGATGCATACATCAAGTCCTCTTTATGGATTTAATTCAGTCAACACAATTACGATGTCTGAGTCTGTAAAGCGTTATGAATACATCAACTCTTGTTTAGATGATATTGGTATACTGAATCGCGCAGTTCATATAAATGATAGATTTGAACGAATCAAGGATAATATCCTATGGTATTGTTCAGACTCTAGTATTTGTAATGCTGGAATGGGAGTATCTGTTTCACATCTTGCGTCAATCAGATATTGGTATGACCAGACTACTGAACCTTATGCGTTGTTTACTGAAGATGATGTTGACTTAAGTGTTGCTAAGTTTTGGAAATTTAGATTCCAAGATGTTATTAACAGAATGCCTAATGATTGGGAAGCAATTCAACTTGTTCGTATCAGAAATGAACCCGACTATGGCGGATTGCAACTTAGAGAAAGGCAATGGAATGATTGGGGTTGCGCGGCATTCGTTGTTAAACGCGAGTATGCTAAAAAGATACTAGATAGAAATATGGATGGCAACAAGTATGTTCTTGCGCTAGGCAACTATCAACCAATAGTAGAAAACATTATGTTTCTTGGGCTTGGTAAAGTGTATAACTTACCGCTGTTTGCAGAGCATATATATGATAGCGTTGATTCGGATTTGTGGGACATTGAACGTGGCGTAAAAAACTTTCACCGCGATTCAAGCGAATACTATACCAATCTTTGGAAGACTAATACATTAACTCTTGATGAAATTATGGGTATTAAACATGACTAATTTTGTAACAAAAGTGTTAAATAGCGGCGGCAGCATTACGCCACTAATCATTCCAGCATCTGATAAGACTAAGGGCACTGGACTATTTAATCCATCCATCTATAATGATAATGGCAAATTGCTACTCAACCTTAGACATTGCCAGTATACCATTTATCACGCAGAGAAAGGTAAGTTTGAGCACCACTATGGTCCACTTGTATACCTTAATCCTGAAAATGATATTACACTAACAACTACCAATTACTTCTGTGAGATTGGAGATGATATGCTCATCTCCAAATATACTGCTATTGATACTAGCAAACTTGATGTCACCCCTATCTGGGAGTTTGTTGGTCTTGAAGATTGTCGCGTTGTCCGTTGGGATAACAGATTGTATGTCTCTGGTGTGCGCCGTGATACAACACCTAATGGTCAAGGTAGAATGGAATTGTCTGAGATTGTACAAGAAGGCGATACAGTAAAGGAGGCGTCTCGCTTCCGTATTCCAGCGCCAACAATGGATACTTCATATTGCGAAAAGAATTGGATGCCTATTACAGACATGCCATATCATTATGTAAAGTGGAGCAATCCTACTGAAGTTGTACGCGCAGACCCTGTAACCAAAACTTGCAGCACGGTGTTCTTAGGAACATCCTATGTACAGAAGCCATATGACTATCGTGGCGGTTCACAAGTAATTCCGTTTGGTGATTATAGAATCTGCCTAGCCCATACAGTTAATCTTTTTAACAGTAAAGCAGGCAGAAAGAATGCTACATACCGACATGTCTTTATCGTATGGGATAAGAACTGGAACGTAGTAAAGTATACTGAACCATTTGATTTTATGGGCGGTGAAATTGAATTTGGTTGTGGCATGACTCAATATGGTGATGATATTCTTATCACCTTTGGGTTCCAAGATAATGCCGCCTATCTACTTAAGATGCCAGTAAAGTTTATTGAGGATTACATCAATGCTTGATTTGATTAATGCTATTCGCGAATATTCTATTGACCCCGAAAATGCCGATAAGAATTATACGTTAGGTAGAATTTATGAAGACATAGGTCAGACTGCTGCTGCCATATCATATCTTCTTCGTGCTGCTGAAAGAACAGAAGATGATGACCTAGCCTATGAATGTCTTATTCGTGTAGGTACTTGCTTTGACCGCCAAGATAATCGTCATCATACAGTTCGTGGCGTATACAAGCATGCTATCATGCATAAGCCTGATAGACCAGAAGCATACTACTTTTTATCCAAGTTTGACAACTACTATCAGAATCATCAAGATGGTTACTACTATGCGCGTACTGGATTAGCAGTAGCCAATCCTAATCCTACGCCATTGCGCGGTGATGTTGGTTATCCTGGCATATATGGATTAATGTTAGAGAAAGCAGTTGCCGGTTGGTTGTGGGGTAAGCGGGAAGAATGCGCTGCTCTTCTTGATGACATTGTAACAAATCATTGGACTAATTTGACTCCTTGGTACAAGGATGCAGTCAATAATTGCTACAACAATTACAAACTAACACGTCCTAAAAATGGTTTGCGTATAGTTGATTGTTTTACCTATTACGATGAAACTTGTCGTGAAATGTTAGAGTTGCGTTACAATGTGCTAAAGAATTATGTTGACAAATTTGTAGTTTGCGAGGCTAACAGAACGCAAACTGGCGAGTTGATTGAACGTAAGTTGCGCGCAACTCTACAAGAACTAAATCTGCCTCTTGATAAATTTGTCATCGTTGACGTTGACATTCCTGATGATGATACATTAATTGTGCATGAGATTGATAAACTCAATTCGTATCAGAATGCTAATATCGAATCATACAAGGCTAGAGCGAGAGAGCGTCTACAGAAGAATGGATTGCACAAAGTTGTAGACCAGTTTAGCAACAATACCTACTTTATTGTAAGCGATTGCGATGAAATTGTAAATCCTAATAATCTTGAGCATATTATTGATATTGTTGAAAAAAACAAAGACATGGTTGTAAAGATTCCATTAATTCACCTTGAAGGTCGCGCCAATCTCCGAGTACTCCGCACCGACAGTTGGACTCCAAAACCTTGGGATGGCGCAATGTTCATCTGTAAGAAGGAGCATCTACTACATGCTGAAGTAATTCAGATTCGTTCAAACATCTTTAATCCATATCAGATTGGATACATTAATGATAAAGGCAAGCGCGTTGAGGATTTGGGTTGGCATTTTTCTTGGATGGGTGATGCCTATCGTAGAAAGAAGAAACTTAATGGATTTGTACATCGTAATGAGAAACTAGATTTTCTACAGACTGGAAGTTACGACAGTCAGGCTACGCTTGAGCGTATGGAAATTGAACCAGTTGCTGGCGCAATTTCAATCAGCTGTGAAGCAAATACGATTCTTGCGCCATTTCCTGAATCGCAACTCCCTTCTGCTATCCTAGAGAATCCAAAACTTTACGCATTCTTTATAACTGGCAGCAAAGCAGATAAAGACTTAATCTTGAAGATGCTTGAAAGTGAGTATGAGAAGGCTTGCTCTGCTGATACTGATATCTTTAAGCATCTCCCAGTGCTTCGCAAATTTGCAAAAGAATGCAGTCATATTACAGAAATGGGCGTTCGCACGGGACAATCTACTCGCGCTTTGTTAGTGGAACCAGTAACGCTTAGGTCATACGACTTGTATCTAAATGATGAAGTAGGCAAACTGTTTGCATTGGCGCAGGCTGCGGATAAGGATGTTAAGTACATTGAGGGCGATACATTACAAATTGAAATAGATGAAACTGATTTGCTCTTTATTGATACTGAGCATACCTATACTCAGTTAGCAGCTGAATTAGAACTTCATCATCACAAGGCTAGAAAGTATATTGCTTTCCACGATACTGATAAGCCATTTGCAGAAGAATTGCTTCCTGCTATCATTGAATTTATGATTAGACATCCTGAGTGGGAATTCTGCCACCACAGCAAAGAATGTCATGGTTTCACCGTAATTAAGAGAAGATAATGGCATACATTAACGCAAATATCCCGCCCATAGAGTGCTATGTGCGGTCAAACTTCCTACAGAATCGACCTGAGTGGGATGATGAAAAGGATACATATCTTCCAGTATTGGTATTTGGCGTGGCATCTATACCACACCGAGTGCCATTATTTCATTTCATTATGGAGGATGAGGGACTTTGGTTCCGTATGCCAATTCACGCATTCTGTCACAAAACCCCAGCCAAACAATCTGAACTTACCAATCTAGTTTTATGGGATTGTTTCAGTTATCATGTTGGTGTTACGCAGTATGACTTTTTAATCAACAAGCGTATGCGGTACATTGACCGTAACAAGAACTGGCAAGATGGAACTTACTTGTTCACTCTTGATTGGGCTCAGGAGGATAAGAATGTCGCGGATTTGGGATTTAGTGAAGTCCCTGGTCAGCACAAATGTGGGCACGTCATCAAACTCGACAACGGTAATTTTGCCATCCAGCCAAACAACCGCATCAGAGCATTTGAACCCTCCTTTGTTACAAAACCAGGACAAAATGTTATTGAGCGTAAGATTGGCACCCACATGTGGTCTGTTGAAAATACAACAAAGTGGGTCTTGTCGGACGATGACAGGTATGACTATACAGTGGAGGAAAAGACTAATGGCAACTGAGTACGATTTTGGATTTAGTTTTGAAGACAGTGAACCAACAACTCCTGTAGTTTCTAACAATACTGACCTTAAAGTTTTACAGGAAAAAGTAGACTCCCTTTTGACATCGCAGACTAGTTTGCTTGACACGCAGAACCAGTTGCTGGAAGAACGGTATAAAGCCAAGTTGAAGGAAGTAGAAGGCTTGATTCTACCGCTTCTATATAATCTGATGAAGAACCCCGATAAGGCTTACATCAAGTGGGAGAATCGGGCACCTGTCATACAAAAACAGATTGACAAGATTACGGCAATTACTAGGAGTTAACAATGTCAGACAAAATCACATGTGACAACTGTGGTTCTGTCTTCGCTTTACTATATGATGAAGATGAGGTAAGTTATACCCCATCACACTGCCCTTTCTGCGGAGACTACTACGACAACGCATCAGAAGAATTAGATTTCAACAATGATGACGACAATTTCAAAGACATGATGGAAAGCGATGATGTCCTGTTTGGGGATGAAGATTGATTGTTGTTGGCATCGACTACTCGCTGACTTGTCCCTGTGTTTGTGTCGCCAAAGACCAAACATTCAGTAATAGTTACTTTTACTATTTGACAGACAGGAAATCAGTGATAGGCAAGTTTCATAACATCCTTGGTGAACCTCACTCTGAGTACTTGACGGACCAAGAACGGTATGAGAACATTGCAATTTGGGTGCTTGAAATTTTATCCAATTTCAATCGCGATGAAATTGTTATCATGATTGAAGACTATTCCTTTGGTTCAAAGGGCAGAGTGTTTAACCTTGCTGAGAATTGCGGCATTCTAAAGTACTTGTTATATAAGCACAACTACATATTCCATACTGTTGCTCCTACCGTTATCAAAAAGTTTGCCACGGGCAAGGGTAATGCAACAAAAGAAAAGATGTATGAGGCTTTTGTTAGTGATACAATGATTGACTTACATAACATCTTGTTGCCAAACGTCAAACTAAACTCCCCTATCACGGACATTGTTGACGCTTGGTACTTGGCAAGATACATGAAACATAGTTTGGAGAAAGTATGAAAAAGGTTTTGGTTACTGGCGCAGCTGGATTTTTAGGTTCACACCTTTGCGAGAGATTGCTTGCTGAAGGTTGTCGCGTATATGCTTTTGATAACTTGTACACTGGTTCTCTAGACAACATTAGTCACCTAATGACTAGTGATATGTTTAGTTTTCATCAGATGGATGTTACATATACTAACTTTGTTCATATTGCTCATAACCGCACTGGTGGCAATCTAAGTGAAATTTACAATCTTGCCTGCCCAGCATCTCCGGTTCATTATCAGAAAGACCCGATTTATACTTGGAAGACAAGTGTTATTGGCGCAATGAATATTCTTGAACTAGCCGAGTTTGTTAAAAAGTTTGATGGCATCTCACCACGTGTTGTGCAAGCATCTACGTCTGAAGTGTATGGCGACCCTCATGTTCACCCGCAACCTGAAAGTTATTTTGGTAATGTTAATCCAATTGGAATTAGGTCTTGTTATGATGAAGGCAAACGCGCAGCAGAATCCCTTTTCTTTGACTTTAAACGAGTTCATGATACTAACACTGGCGTGTTCCGTATTTTTAATACTTATGGTCCACGTATGGCTACGGATGATGGTCGTGTAGTCAGTAACTTTATTGTTGCTGGCATTCGCAAAGAACCTCTTGTCATCCAAGGAACCGGACAGCAGAGTCGCAGTTTCTGTTACGTTGATGACTTGATTGAAGGCATTCTACGATTCGCAAGAAGTGACCTTGCTGGTCCTGTAAACATTGGCAACCCAACTGAGTTTACTATTCAGCAATTAGCGGATATGATAGTAGACCGTTACGGAATTGAGACATGTTATGTTCCTGCTGTACAAGATGACCCAAAACAGCGTAAGCCTGATATCACTACAGCACAAACTCGACTGAAGTGGAATCCTACTGTAGAACTACAAGAAGGTCTAGAAAAGACCGCAGCATACTTTGAGGAGAAACTAAAATGTCGGAGCGAGACACTGTAGAGAATTGCGATGGCGCGTTTTGGTATCTCACTACTGAGACAACAGCCAATTCTGAAAACACTGTATTGAATACTGACTTTTATAAATTCAAGAATGCAACCAAAGCCGTAGAAACTGAAATTGGCTTTAAATACAATATTTTACTTTTCAAAGAAAACGAAGTAGAATATACGAAAGCCGTGCTTGGTGACCCGCATGGCTACATCTCCAGATTAGGCAAAATGGGATACAATGGTCTGCTTGTCAAGGTGGACAGTATTCCAAAGAAAACGCTTAAACAGATGGTACAAAAGGTTATGGGGGACTTCTCCATTCCCGATTCGCAAATTAAGAATGTACTTAAACAAGTGTGAGGTTATTATGAATAATGATGTTGTGACTACTAATGATGGGTTCTTTGTTCGTGAACCCAAGGCTGACATGAATCAGGCTCAGTTATCTGAATTGCTCAAGAACAACGTGATGACTGTCACCTTCACTAAGGTTGATGGTACTGAGCGCACTATGCGCTGCACTCTGCTTCCTGAATATCTCCCGCCTGAAACCGGCAACAAGCAACTGCTTACTGAAGGCGCGCGCAACAATCTCTCTGTATGGGATGTTAAAGCAGGTGGTTGGCGTTCCTTCCGTGTTGATTCCGTCAAGAACATTCGCATAGGTTAAAAATAATGGCAAAGGTTCGTAAGCCTGTCTACAATCTGGAACCAGATTGGAAAGGTGAATTCACGCAGTCTGATATCATCAAAGCCTATACTTGGTATGATGAGAACAAGAATGAGAAGGATGCTTCAGCCTATCTTAAGGTTGAACAGAATATTGCGCGCAACTTCCGTACACTAGCATGGTCTAAGCGCATGCTGGAACGTGGCTGCGTATTTACAGAAACATCTCTTGCTACCATTGAACAGATGGAGCAGGATATGAAGGATGAGGTTGCTAGGATTAAGGCTGCACGGCTAGCCGTTCAAGCGGCAAAGGTTAACACCCCAAGTATTCAAGAACTAACTGAACAGAAGGCTAAGAGATTCATTTCTGAACTTGAAGGTGCTGTTGATGACTATGAAAGCAAGTACAGCGAGTTTAATGCCTATGAATGGATGACTGAGAATAATGTAAAAGCCGCGCATGCTGGTTACATTGCAGATTACTTTCGCGAACGTTCTAAGGAACTTGTATTGGCTCTGTCTGGTAAAGACAAAGAGTTGGCTGAAGGGTATGCTGCGCTTGGAAAGACCAAGTTGATGAATCTAACCAAAATGATTGCCGGTATTGTACAAGATGCAGGTAAGATTGGCGTCAATCAAAAGATTGTTCGCAAGCCTCGCATGAAGAAGTCTGTTTCTGTAGAAAAGATTCTCAGTAAGTTGACCTTCAAGCAGGAAGACACGGAATTTAAGTTAACTTCCCTGAATCCAGTAAAGATTCTTGAAGCCCAGCAACTTTGGGTATTTAACGTGAAAACGCGCAAACTAGGTTTGTATGTTGCAGAAAACAGTGCTGGATTGGCTGTAAAGGGTGCTACAATCACCAATTACAATCCATCTAATTCTATCTCCAAGACACTTCGTAAACCAAAAGACGTTCTAAATACGGTTGTGACTGGCGGTAAGATTGCCCTCCGTAAGGTTATGGATGGCGTCAACGCCAAGCCTCAGAAACTTAATGGACGTATCAACAAAGATACAATTCTGCTAAGGGTAGAATAGGGAGCAAACATGGTTCGAATTCAAAACACACTTTTGGATAAGAGCGATGTGACTTATATTAAAGAGTACGCGAATTTTGTATTGAATCGCTTTGTGCCCAAGTCAGTTCAAAAGACTGCACTAATCAAAATTAAGATTATTCATCCGGATGACTTGGATGATGAGGAATATGAGGAAGCCAAGAACATACGGGCTTGGTGTATGTATGAAGGTGTTGTCAAAAACAAACGTCAGTTTGATATAGTCTTAACATATCCTAGATATAATGCGGCTGCTAAAAAGCCACTGACACGTCTGAAGAAGATACTCATTGACCTTGGACATGAATTAATTCATGTTAAGCAATACCTCAACAACGAGATATTTGACTACAAGAATGGGTTTGTTCGATACAAAGGTGAAGAGTTTGATGATTCATACAAATCTAAACTGGAAAATTATTTTGAATCGCCGTGGGAAATTGAAGCCTATGGTCGCGAACTTGGTTTGTTCCGTATATATGAGCAAATAAAAAAGAAGGGAGAGTTGTAAGTTTTATGTCTAAGAAGAAGCGTTACGAATACAGAGAATCTAGTGAGTCTGATGGCGACTACCGCGATAAACGTAAATCACACCGATTACAGCCACATGACCGCTGGCGTGCGAATGACTATTCAACATTAAACCTCACAGGTGAGGACTATGAAGATGAAGAAGAATGGGACAACGAAAACTGAAAAGATTGTAACCTACCGCAATCGCATTAATAGCGACATTCTATACACAAGTAACATGTATGAAAGTCGCTTTGTTGATGGTGCTGAATTTATCCAAGTATTTCAGCAGAACACACCATTTAACATTCGGCGCACAAATTGGATGCGCAAGGACAGCCTAGAATTGGTAAAAACGTAACCTATTGATTCTACAGAATTTTTTCCTATCGACTTTTCCCTCAATTTCAGTACAATAAAGGTATAGTGAAATTTGAGGAAAAAAAGATGATTCGTGTTTACCACCGCACCTGGACTGCTGAAGATGAGTTTACTGTCCTGGTTCATGGCGCTGCCGTTCTGAACAATCCGCAGGAGTTGGTCGCTGAAGTGCTGACCGATGACCTTGAGGAAGCGTACCGCATGACGCAGAACATCGAAGGTTCGTGGTCCAAGCCGCGCCTCATGTTCGATGAGTATGACCGTCTGTCGGAAAATCCTGACTTCCATCCGGAAGTGTGGGTCAAGGCTCCACTCCACGTGGTTGATGGTCGCGAGTATGGCTTGCGCTCCACCATGATGGGCGACATCATGGAAAAGGATGGCGTCAAGTATCAGGTTGATTTCTTTGGCTTCAAGCAGGTTGCCTAACATGAAGATGTGCGAATTTATCAAGAGCGTGACCGACAAGAATGGCACCACTTTGTGCCTGTTCCAGGTGGGCAACTACCAGTATGAAATTGACACTCGCAATGGTGACTCTTTCAAGGCTATTGCGATGGTTGATGGCTCCTGCGAAGACGCCATCAACGTCATGGAATCTCTGGCTGTTCTTTAAGCCATTGATTTCGCAAGAATTTTTGGCATCGACTTTTTCTCAGAATCCAGTATTATATACCTATGAACACTGAAGCAGGCACGAAAATGAACGAAAATATGAAAGAGTTGATTGCGCACGTCGAAGCCATGGGGCATGAAAGTGGCAACCAGTATGCGTATTGCGCTGGTTACTATGAGTCGCTGCTGACGCATCTCGCAAGGGAATTTCCTGAAGTTGATGCTTTCTTGCAGCGTCGGGTCAACTACATCAACAGCCAAAACAAGGTTGCTGCGTAACATGATGAACGTATACACTAAGTCTGACAAACAATTAGATGATTTGCTCATGAGCATCTCTGTTTCTGAAATGAGTCTGCGGTATGACCGCACTCCAGAAGATTTGGAGAAGTTTGCAATCAAGTTGCAACGGCTGGCTATTGACATGAAGCGCATCGTGGTGCAAGCGGAAATGGAGCGCATTGCGATGCAACCCAAGGCAGAGAAAGCAGCGTGATAGCAATTTTCCCGTTTGTTTGCCTTTGGGCTGCTTTTGGGCTTTGGAATTACGCTGCAATCACGTTTGTGGTTGGAATGCTGCTTGAGTGGCTTGCAAGGCAACCACCGGGAGATGATGATGGAAGTCATTAATGTTTGTTTTGGAATGGCTCTTGGTTTGCTATCTGTAGCAATCAACTTGTACATTGTGTACAAGTTCATTCGTCACATTTTCTTTTTCAATCCACTATGAATACTGCTCCAAGCATCGGTTCACGGGTTCGCATTCAAACTGTAAGGTTTGGTAATAAGAATCTGTATGAAGGTATCGTTGTGCCTTCAAGCCGCACATTCACGTTTGCTGTACGCACTGGCAATGAACGACATCCAGTGTCTGAGTTTGAGGCTAGTGACCCTGCTGTCATTAGCATTGAAGTGTTGAAGGGTAGCGTTGCGGGCAAAACCAATGCGCGTGTCTTCAAGGTCAGGGTCAGAAGCACTGGCAAGACATATTATGTCTCTAGTGTTAATGGCAAGTTGCAATGTAATTGTACTGGATTTTCTTATAGGAAAACGTGCAGTCATGTAGTGAATGTGAGGAAGTTGGCATGAGTCTAGTTAAGTTGGATTGTTTCACTGATAGTGAATGGACTGAATATGTAAAGGAAGTTGTACCAGTCAAGGCTGGCAAGACTTTTGATGTTTGTTCAGATTGTACAATTTGCTTTCAGCGAAAGATGCGCGAACAAGGACGATGTAACTTTCCCATGAAAAACCTGAAGAAAGTTGTTGAGTATCGTATCTGATTGATTTGATGACGAAAAAAAAGTTTTACTTTTCACGCTAACTAGGGTATCATTCTTATCTAACGTGAAAAACGGGATATATATAGATATCCCACCACGAGTCCAAGTTGGCTTGTGTATGCTCTTTACAAAACAGATTCTCAAAAGGTGTCCCACTACCTGCCCCACCTACTAAAAACACTTGGGGCTGGATTGCGCACGCAGTCGGCTAAACATTCGTTTGGCTTAAACGTGGATATATCTCTGATGAGCCAGTGAGACTCTGGCGAAACATATGGTTGTTGATGTATTTTTGTTATGCTCCAGCCAGTGTAAGATAACAGCAAACATGACCTTGCGGTGTAATTTTGCTGATGCCTATAGGCAAGAGGATGAATGATACATTGCTGAATGCTTAGTGCACTATGCTTTCAGGTATCAAACATAAACCGCATCATTGCGCGAGGACAGGCGCATTATAAATGTAGACCGCAGTTCCCGATACTACAGAAAAAATCGGCAGTTATTTTCCGTGCCGCGAGGATTGCGCGCCTTACAAATTCAATCCATAGTTTGCTGGCACTATTGACAACAACCAGCACTTATTTTGGCGTGTAGCACAATGGTAGTGCATCTGACTGTTAATCAGAGGGTTGCTGGTTCGAACCCAGCCATGCCAGCCAATTACGTTCACAGCAATCCCTACAACGGGTTGCTACAGTACGGGAACTGACCCGCACCTAATACGGTGGCGTTGTGGTGAGCAACGATAGCCTGAATCAACAGGGTGGACGCTTTATATGTCCACGTGCCCATGCGTAGCCTTATGCTGACCTAGGAAGCAGAGTGATTAAGGAAATACATGGGCTTTTATTTTCGCAACAGCAAGACAGGGGTCGCGCCCAGTGCCTAGTGTCAAGTGCTTGTCGGTTGATATGTTGCGTTTTATTTGCGCGAGTGGTGGAATGGTATACACGATGGTCTTAGAAGCCATTGCCTAACAGCATGAGAGTTCGAGTCTCTCCTCGCGCACCAATTTTGCTCCTGTCGTCTAGCGGTTAGGACATCACCCTTTCACGGTGGTGACACGGG